TTCTCATTCCGTAAGTAAAGGGACTAAATATCTCATGTTTACTAATATCATCTGACTTATATTTATCGCCCCAAATATCATATTTATTAGCCCATATTGCTACTGCTATTGGATAGTCTGAATCTCTTTTTTTTTTATTAGAAGGCCACGTCGAAGAAACTACTGTATCTACTATGAATTTCCATGCTAATTGATGGTCTAAATTTGAAGGTGAATCTAAATGCCTATGGTCTATCATAAAAACAACATATTTAACTTTACGAAGTTGCATATCTTTAACCCATTCTTTCCAGTAAATTGCTTCTCCTCCAATATCAGCACTACGAATAGTATGAGAATCACCATCTATTTTAATACCCTTCCTAGAAGCCCTGTGTCTTCCTACAGTCCTATCATTAACTTGAGCCACTTCGCCTCTTGTTTTTAGTTGCTGACTTAGAGTAGTCTTGCCTACCATTGTAGAACCATAGACTCCAAAATTAATAGCGTGAATTTTTTTATAAAAACCGACCACGGCTTCACCTAATAAAATAGCAAATCCTGTCATAATAGACATATCAATGCCCCCAACTATTCCAGAATTTATCTATTACCCATCCCATAATGTTAATGTCAAAGACACCCATAATATTCCCTATGAGTAATGCTGATAATACAGCACAAGAACCCCAAAACCACATTCTCATTTTAACAAAAAACATATCAGCAGAATGAGCCCTTTGGGAGTTATAAGCATAATCGGAATCGCTAAATCCCATTATATCGCCCAACACCACTTAGCCCACCTCATTGAAGTGCTGCTAAAAATTCATTTCCTATGGTATTTTCTTCTTCTGTTTGAACAGGTTGATAATTATTAAAAGAAGTATTATATTGTTTAGCACTTTCTCGCATCTTTTGCCTTTGTTGTTCATCTATAGCCTTTCGTTCCCAATAGGCTGTAATTTTCCTATCAAGAAGCCACATCTCTATCTTGTCATTAAGGGCTAAATCAAATAGGGCTTTCATGACCATAATAGAACCAATTGTTCCTAGTCCGAATAGAACAGAATGTGCTAAAGAACCATAAGGAAAAGTAGTGCCGAATTGAGCATAAACAAATACATTTGTTCCACTCATTACACCAACAAATAAAATTGTCATAACTAGTCTAGTATCTTGGCTTAGTGCTGGCATATTCATCAGCCTCAAGCAAATTCAACAGTAACATCTAAGTGGTTAGGAACAATTGCACAAATTCCAATACTGCAAATTACTCCATGCATATCAAATTCTAGACTCGTTGCTGCTGGAATATGTAGCCTTGCTACTATTTTTCCAGAAGCAGCAGTATTGTCGTAAACATTAGCCGTCAATGCTCCGCCAGTATCATTAGATGCGTGGACAGACACAAGTTTAGCATTTCCTGAAATGACTACTTTGGTTTCGTTGGTTATCAAACCGCTACTTCTACAACTTGCCATACCTATACTCTCCGTTCAATTGCACTACGAGGCTTCACCCTCTTAACTCTGTTGGTGATTATTCTTTTAATGCTGGTTTCTTAGCCTTAGACATAATTTTTTTCGTCTTTGGCTTAGATGGTAGCAATAATGCACACAATTCATCGTGGGTAGTAATAGTAGAACGTAATGACATTGATAGTCTTTTAAATGCAGAGGGGTCTAATTGACGTAATTCTTCTCTATCTGATTCTACAAAAGTTATTTCTAAGTTTGAGTCACCTAAATACTTAAAGCAAAATGAAGGAGGTAAATCCTCAAGAACCTGTCCTTTTGTTAGAACAAGTCCTTGAAGACTTACTTTCATTGACCTTGCTTTTCTAGCCAATTTAATTGTTGCCAATTAAATCCCCTCAGATTTGACCCCAAATACGAAGTCTAAATGTCATATCATCCATGTTGGTTCCATTGCCTAAAACGGCACAATTACCATCATTGTCAAATAAGACTATTTTGATACTACTGTTACTTGTATAAAGACCAGTGGCAACATTAGCGGCAGGAACTTGAATGTAGCCGCCAACTGCCATACTACCATCAGAAACACCAGCAGTTGTTCCTGTTATTGTTGCTGCGGTAATGGTGCTTAATCCTACATCAGAACCATTGATTACATCTGCATCATGATAAACTGTCATCTTTACAAAAGCATCAACTACATATTCATCACCCATTACTCTAGGTGTTGATATTCCTTTATGGTTAGCGATTGTGGTTATAAATTGTTGTGTCAACTAAAACACCTCAGAGTAAGTTGGTAATCTTTCCTTGACCCTTGAAGTAAGAACAGCCCATTTCCGCCATAGTTCGGTAAAGAGCCTTGTTTCCAAGAGAACCGACACCGAATGGGTTTCCATTACTGATACCGTCTTCAAAGTATTGAGTAGGCTTCATAACTGATAGCCAAACATGGTCTGTATCAACAAAGAGCATATCACTAATACAACTACTATTAGCCCCAGTCGAAGGCATAGCAGCAACTGGAATTAGAGGTATATCGTAGTAGGTAGAAACTCTAAATCCTACTTCTGCACCCTTAGCACCACGAACACCGTTCACTGTTGGAACGATTTCCTTTCTATCCATAAAGCGTTCTTGTGACTGTAATAGGTCAGAAAGTGTCTGTAGTGTATCATACCCAGTTAGAATAACCTTTGGTGAACCACCAGCAACTCTCAAATCTCTAATCATATTGTTTATTACGGTTAGAGTCATTTGTCGTGCTTCTGCACTAGTATAACCTGCTCCGAAACTTATTTGAGAATCAAGGAATGAACCACTATCACGGTTTGTTCCATAAATGTGACTAATGCTAGCATCAGTAGCAGCATCAACCAAGTTTCCACCAGAGTTATCAGCCAATTCAGTTATCTCAGCGGTTGAAGTAATAATCTTGTATAGAGAAGTATATCCTCTGTCCATACCAGTAGTTACAGTTGCATATGCGGTTGTTGGAGAATAGTTTTCCAAAGGCATAACAAGCATTTGGTTCTGAACCTCAGCATGATGCTTACCCATATCTTCTCTCAATTGGGCTCTGATATCACCGATACCATCATCAATTTGAGCCATTTCCATTGCCAACTCACTGAAAGCGAATTGGTGAGCAACGATTTTAGGGCTTGTATGTAGTGTTGTGTAAGTTGGTGCAAGTGGCATCAATCCATCATTAACAGTATCTAATGAAGCATTTTCTGGAACTCCACCAATAAAGTCTGCTCTTAGTGCATCTTCTCCTAATTGAGAAGCATCAAGTGTAGCGTTAGAAGCAGCAGTAATATCCAAAGAATTACCAGAGCCACCAGCAGGACGGTTACTTAGAACTCTCCATCCACTAGAAGTGTATGGTCTCTTAGCAATTACTGAAAGAGCATTACATTCACGGTTTAGCATAGACCAAACTTTTTGACCGTATAGTTGGTTGTAAAGGTTAGCGTTAATACCAGTAGGTGCGCCTTGGGCTCCATCGTGGGCTGTATGAATACCAGACAAAGTTCCCTGTGCCTTAAGCAATTGATTACCAAATGCACCTGTATGGCTAATTCCGTATGTTTCTGCTTCCAAATCTGCGATTGTGTTAATATATCCTGCCATCTTAAATTCCTCCTACCATTTTGTGGATGTCAGACCAATTCATCTCGGCCAATTCATCCATATTTGGGAGTTGTATTACAGACTCTTCTTGAGACTTAACAATTGAATTCTTCTCATCAGTTAGAGACTTTCTCAATTGAGTAAACTCTTCCTTCATCGAAGCGATTTCTGCTTGTGCGTCATATTGAGACTTAGCAAGAATAGTCTCTTTAGTAGAAACTTCTTCTGTAAAGCGAGCATCAAAATGCTTTTGTAGATTGTCATAAGCAAGTTTTTCTAGTTGCTCTTGACGGAAAGCCTCGTAAGCCTTCTCGATGTTAGCATTAGACAAATCAAGAGTGTTTAGTTCTCGATTGTCAAAAGCCTTTACTACTGGCATATCGTGTGACTTTGGCTTACCATTGTCAATAACGATTCTATCAGCATTATCACCAATTTGAACTCCTGCGCCATCTAATGTTGGAACATAGGCTTTCTCTTCGTCATCCATGTATTCCATACTTTCAGTCTCTTCCTCTTCCTCTTCCATCATGTCCATTCCTTTTTCTTCTTCAGGCATGTCCATGCTTTCGTCTTCTTCCTTACGGAGAGTATTAACTTCAACCATAAGTGCGTCTAATTCTGCTAATGCTTTTTCAATTTTAGTCATTTGGCTCACTTCTTTTTTTATTTTATCTTGTTTTAGAATATCAAATCTTGCTTCTGGGTTTATTCCTTTTTCACAGATTGTTACTTCATGTAATTCTAATTTGCTAATTTCGTTGTAGTCTCCTAATTCTTGGTGGTTTTTCTTAACTTTCTCTAATGCTTGTCCACCTATACTAAATGACCTTAACGAACCTTTTCTGATGCCTCTGTTTATTTCCTTGGCTTTTTCTATATCATCTCTTAATTTAATAACTACAAAAAATCCCACATCATCTACTTCTGTTTTCCAAAGTTTTCCTGTTTTATCTCTGTATGATTTTACAACTTCCCCTACTTGAACATTAGAATGATTAGTCATTACATTTCTAAATTTAGGGTTCTCCAT